AAGCGGACAGGGCTCGTCTGTCGGCTGCATCGGAAATTCGATTGAAATAGGAACATATAACACCAACGGCAATCTGTGGATTAACTATTATGAACCGCCTTTCGGAATTGCACATCAGGATGTTTGTCTGGGCAACGGAACGCAAGGCGGATACGCTCATCTATGGGTGGCAAGAATGAACGCCAACACATTTGTGTTAAAAGATGCAGCCTCAAGTTTCACAGTCGATGCATTATTCTTACTTGCTGGAAATGCAATTGGAGTAGGAGATTACAACCAAAGCAAGGACCTTTATTTATATGGCAAACATATATACGCTAATGGTGTTGAGATAGGAGTGTAAGAATATGAAGGTAACATTAGGACAACTGATTACGGCTTTGAACGAGCTTGAAAAAATCAGAAACGAAAGAATGAATATCGCAGCGGCGTTCAAGGTGCTGACGATTATAAAACGGTATTCCCCCGAAAAGGAAGCGTTTTCGATATCAATGAGAAAATTGCTTGATGAGTACGCAGAAAAGGACGGAGAAGGCAATCCCGTGACCGAAGGCAACGGAGTTAAACTTCTGCCCGACAAAGCAGAAGTTTTCAAAAAAGAAATGGATACGCTCTTGTCGGCGAAGATAAAGATAATCGGAGATGACCTTCTGACACTTTCGGATTTGGAAAATTTCGCTGTTTCGCCTTCATTCCTTGAGGCAGTAGATTTTTTCATAAAAAGGGAGGAATAATAAATGATTTCGATATCATTGGACAACCTGCAGAACGGAGCTTATACCGTCGGGCACGCGAAAGAGAAAAATGCTGAAGAACTTGAAATAACAATCGGAACGGCATTGAGCGGATTCGCCTACTACAAACTTGAAGCCGTAAGGCCTGACAAGGCACAGGTTGAAAGTGATGAACTGACGATATCCAACGGAAAAATAACCGTGCCGCTTCAGGCGAAATTTCTGGTATTCAGCGGCATCGTTAAGGCGCAGGTGTTCGGATACAAACTGACAGACGGAGAAATAACAAACATCAAGGCATCAGATGTTTTTGAGTTAAGCGTTTCAAAATCTGTAGCAGAGGAAGCCAGAAAAAACGCTGAAGACGACCCGAGCCTTAAGCACATCTATCCGGGCGAAGTCGATGAGTCGGCAATAGCAGACGGCGCAATAACAAAAGAAAAGTTGACAGAAGAGATTGCAAACACTGTTCCCGTAGCATCATCCCTTGGGAAAAACTTATATAACCCTAAGGACCCTGACATATTGCAGGGAAAACTGCTTGATGCGCAGGGTGAGCCTACGACCAACAACAACAACTTCTGCACTTCCGGATGGATTGAGGTTATCGAAGGACAAACTTACTTCGCAACCGTTACAAGAAACGGTACCCGGTCAAAAAATATTCGTGCATATGCTTTTTATAACGAAGACAAAGAGTTTATAAGCGGCTCTGCAAGCAATGTGGCCGGCGGCTCAATAACAGCACCAGAAGGTGCACGATATTGCCGATATTGCACATACAGCGATTTATACGGTGGGGCTGACAGACAGTTCGAAGCATTTATGCAGACAGATTATGAGCCGTATACGGTTAACTATGAATCTGTTGTCGGCGTTCCGCTGGAAAACAACAAAGCGTTGATGAATGTATCTTCAACGAACAATTGGATTGAAACAATCCTCAGCAGTTACGCATTCAATAAGAACCATGCACTTGAGCCCAGTCAGTCATACACATCTTGCTTGCCAATCTATGTAGGAGGATATGACAAGGTTGCTCTGCAGTATGCATATGAGATTACCGGATTTCCTTATGCGGTTTTGTTCTTTGACAAGAATATGGTTTGCGTGGCACATTACACGAACACAAATTATCCGCAGACCGCATTACTTTCGCCGAAGTCCAACGGTTCAATGTGCTGGACAATTCCCATTCCGGAGGGAGCAGAGTATTTTGCATTCTCGGTTATGAACGCATGGGCGATAAATCTTATGGCTTATGGTATCAAGGGAGAAAATGTCAGGGCCTACGGAATTCCTTATGAGGAGTATGCGGCAGCATACAGATTTGAACAGACTGTTGCTCCGACGGAAAGCTATATAAAAACCCCGTTCAGCGGCAAAAAGCTTGTTGCTCTCGGAGACAGTATCACCGCAGACAGAAGCCTTGTAAGCGCTAATAGCCTTTTACCTTTCCCGAGGCTCGTTGCTTCTTACCTCAATATGAGTTGCACAAACTACGGCATAGGCGCAAGCGAAATAGCACAGCACCCAGCAGGAGACACAACCTACACTCCGATGTGCGTAAGATACACGGAAATGGATGATGATGCTGACCTTGTTATAGTTGCAGGCGGAACGAATGACTGGGCGCATAATCACACACCGCTCGGTCAGATGGGAGACACGGCGACAGACACCTTCTACGGAGCACTTGATACGCTTTGCAAAGGGCTGATGAACAAATATGCCGTGTACGGAAAGCAGATTCTTTTCTTAACTCCTATAAAGCGTGACAGAGGGGACGGAACGGAAACGGGTAAGGAATACTTCAGCCCGAATGCGCTCGGATACACTCTCGACCAATTCGCAACAGCGATTAAAGAAGTTTGCGGATTCTACGGCATTCCCGTTCTTGATATGTTCAACGAATGCCTGCTTAACCCCATATTCCCGACGATGCGACTGAATTACTTTATGGAAGGTCAGGGCGGACCGGGAACCGACGGAACGCACCCGAATTTCGAGGGCAATAAAATCATGGCAAAGCAAATTGCCGGTAAAATTGCTTCACTTAAGGCAAGTTTTGATTTTGATTAAGGAGGCAAAAGAACAATGGAACCTTGGTTTGCGATGCTGACTTGTATTCTGTCAAGCGGTGTGCTTGTAGCAGTAATAGAAGGAATTAAAGAAGCCTTTCGCTTCAGGCGGGAAAGAAAGGCAAAAAAAGAGGATGATGACAGTCAGAACGCCGAGGAACGCCTTGAAACAATCGAGCGTAAAATGGATGCCCAAACAGAGGCACTTAAATTTGTCCTGTATGACCGCATTCGCTACCTCGGACAAGCGTATATAGCGGAAACCGAGATAGACTTCGACGACCGAAGAATTCTAAACGATATGCACCGTTCATATCACAACGGACTTGGTGGAAATGGCGACTTGGATGTGCTGATGCGCGAAGTAAATTCGTTACCGCTAAAAAAATAAAAGGAGATTCATCATGAAAATTAATTGGAGAGCGAGACTCAAGAACAAGGCATTCGTCATTATTATGGCGACATTAATTGTTTCGATACTTTATCAAATTCTTGGATGGTTCGGGATAGTTCCCTCGGTAAGCCAGGGAGCCGTACTTAATGTTATTGAACTTATCGTAAAAGTGCTTGTCGCATTCGGTATTCTTGTAGACCCGACAACAGACGGAATAAGTGATAGTGATAGAGCTATGACCTATTATACAGAATATGACGAAAGATTAATCAACAACAAAACAATAAAAGAGGAGGATGAAAACGATGAAAGCAAAGGCTAAAGGAATTGATGTTTCCGTTCATCAGGGCAATATTGACTGGGAAAAGGTTAAAACTGACAAACAAGTTCAGTTTGCAATTCTCAAATGCGCTTGGGGTACAAAAGTTGCGGACAATTTTGAAGTTAACTACAAGGGCGCAAAAGCCATTGGCTTACCCGTAGGCGCTTACTGCTACTCTTACGCACAGACTGTTGAGGGTGCAAAGAAAGAGGCAGAAGCGGCAATCAAAATTCTTAAGGGTAAAAAATTCGAATATCCGATAATGTTTGACATTGAGGACGATTCGCAGCTTAACCTCTCAAAGCAGACCTTAACCGAAATGTGCAAAGTGTTCTGTGATACTCTCGAGAAAGCGGGCTATTATGTTTGTATCTATTCTTACAAATCGTTCCTTACGGACAAGCTCGATATGAAAGAGCTTTCGGATTATGATGTGTGGCTGTCACAGTTTAATGATACTGTTACATATAAAGGTTCTTACGGTATATGGCAGTATACGAGAAAAGGCAAGGTAAAAGGTATTAACGCCGATGTCGACCTTGACAAAGCATATAAGGATTACCCGTCCATTATTAAGTCTGCCGGTTTGAACGGCTTCACAAAAACAGCGGCAGCAAAGCCGTCAAACGAACCCGAAAAGCCGAAGGCAAAAGAAAAGCCCAAAACAACGGCAAAAACCTACAAACAGTACGATGCAATTAAGTTGAGCAACACTCCGCTGTACACGGCTTCAACTGCGACAAGTACAAAGCTCAGAAAGACAGGAACTTTCTACATCTATGACGGAGAAGTTATTAACGGAAAAATGAGAATTACCTGTGCGAAGAGCCTGTGCGGAAAGAAGCCCGTCTGGCTTCATGTGACCGGATGGATAGTTCCTTCCGACCTTAAGTAAAAAACGGCTTTTTACTGTTTCGGCCGTTTGCCATAGAAAACCTCTGAAAAAGCGAACCCCTCTCGGTAACTCCGGGAGGGGTTTGCTTTATTTTATAGATTATTAATCAATTAAAAAACCTTAATTGACAGTAAATTGACAGTTCGGACTATTTTGCAAAAAAATAGCCCTTGACAAATTGCCCTAAATGGCTTTTTATCAAGGGTTTTGATATATCCGAGTGGCGAGACTTGAACTCACGGCCTCTTGACCCCCAGTTGTATTTTCAAGGTGTACGGGAGCGTTCGCAACTTTTCAAAAAATCCCCTGCAGGCTTGATATATAGACCTTTCGGGGATTTTGTTGTGTTCATATTAGTTCGTGGACTTTCAAAGCGGAATTGACAGTAAATTGACAGTTAACCGATAGCGGAGACCTTATCGAAAGACTCCGCCTGTTGCTGCTCACTAAGGTGAGTGTAGATTTTCAGCGTGGTCTCAACATCATCATGTCCCATTAATTTTGAAGCAGTCAGCAAATCGACATCGGCATAATAGAGCATTGAACAATAATTATGCCGAAGCAGATGTTCATTAATGCCATTATCTTCACCGAGTGCCGCATCCATAAAGTTCTTATAAGCACGTGTCAGAACATGAAGTGACAACGGTTTCAATTCGGCATAGGTGAAAAGATAAGCCTTCGGGTGCATCGACTTTAGGTCGAGCCTTTCATCAATTATTCTTTGCAGTTCTGTAGGAATCGGAATCATTCTGTTTCCCGCTTTCGTTTTAGGCGGTCCGAGCACCGGATGATTATTGTCGGGAAAGATATGCTGCTTATTCACGCTGACAAAACCGTCCTGAATATCTTCTGCTGTCAGCGCTGCGCACTCGCCACGGCGCAGGCCGCAATAATATGAAAAGGCAATAAAAACGCCAAATGTGTCTTTTTCCATTTGTTTTTTGATTGCCTTTTTTTCGGCCTCGGTTAATGCTCTGGGCATCTTCGGAAGCTTTCCGCCAATGACTTTAAGTTTTGAAGCAGGGCTAAAGGCAATAAGTCGGTTGTCAACCGCAGTCTCAAATATTGAACTCAGGATTTTCCGAACTCCCTTTATTGTCTTAACGGACTTTCCTTTCTCAGCCATATCGTTAAGAAGCTTCTGCAACTGAGCAGAGGTTACATCTGTTAATTTCAGAGAGCCGATAACAGGCTTAATATGAACATTAACAAGCGATTCATAGTATTTACGAGTATTTATTCTACAGGCGCTCTTATAGGCGGTTAACCAAGTATCACAATAATTCTTAACAAGCACATTCTTCTTATCAACAATTACGCCGTGAGCTTTTTCCTTATAGAATTCCTCGACCTTCTTGTCAAGCTCGGCGGTTGTTTTTGCTCGTAGTTTTTTATAGACGATTTTGTCGTTCTCATCACGAAGCCCGGTGTCAAGGTTCACATAATACAGATTCAGGTTTTTATCAACCTTATACTTTGCTTTAGGCATAAAAAACACTCCTTTTGCAATTGATTGCGCAGCGGCAGAATGACACGCTTGCAATAATTTTCGGAGTGTGGTAAAATGTTCCTGTTGTTGGGGAGAGGTTCACCACACTCCTTATCACACCCTCACGGTTGTTGGCGCAACCGTGGGGGATTTTTATTTTATCCGAGGACTCGTTTACCGTCAAGTTCAACTGTGTTAATCTTGAAATTCTCGTATGTGTCATCCCAGGTTATAATAACAAGGAACTCTGTACGCACGGTTGCTCCGAGTCCATTCTGAGAGTCAACGAAACTTTCCATCTTGACCTTTTTATCGGTGATAACGATATCCCAGTCATCCTCGTACATAGAATATTTTGCCGTCGAAGGAGATGAAAGATAATCGTTCACAGTTAACTGTGCGGCCGTGACATTCTCAACGAATGTCGGATGTTCTTCCTCTGTCCCCCGGTCTCTCAGAAGGAACATTCCGAACGCAAAAAAACCTATAATAATTATTGCGGTGATTATTACGGCGTATAGTTTTGTTTTGTCCGGCTTTGCATTCTGTTGCTGATTTGTGTTGACTTCAGTTGACATGAACATCCTCCTTATAAATTTTTTATAATCTTCTTAACAAGTCCTACTACCTGAACGCGCTCAATTTCATTTCCCTCAAAGCGAACGGGAGGATACATCGGATTGATACTCTGAAGTTCGATACTGTTTTTGTCGTAAACGACTTTCTTAACAAGACCTTCTTCACCGTCGATAAGGACAACTGCAATCGAACCACTATCTACACTTGTTTGCTTGTTAACTACAATTGTGTCACCGTTTTCTATTTTAGGGTACATACTGTCCCCTTCTACATTAATGCAAATGCAAGAAGATGCAGAACTCGGATGTTCGAAGTACACCGGCATATATCCTACAATATAGTCGACAGCGGCAGCACCAAACCCAGCGGATGCGCTGTCGAAAACCGGAACATTGAAAACATTCTTCTGATTAACAGGGTAAACATTCGAGAGTTCCGTATACTCACCTGTTATAAAAGTAACGGGATTGAGTTTGAGAACTTTTGCAAGCAATGAAATCTTGTCACGCTTCATATTTTCGATGTTACCGCTCTCCCATTTACGAACCGTGCTCTTTGTAACACCGACGGCATCGCCAATCTGTTCAAGCGTTAAATCAAGTTCCGCTCTTCTCTTTTTAATGATATCCCCAATGTTCATAGTTGTTCACCTCACGCATAGTATACACCGAAAGTGTCAAAAAAGCAACAAAAAAAGCAAAAAAAAATAAAAAGTTTCTAAAAAGACTTGACAAGCAAAATCGAAAGGTGTATATTTGTGTCGTAAAGGACACGAAAAGGAGGTGCACTTTAATATGAATAGCAATGAATTAAGAGTTGAAATGATTCGCAATAATCTGTCAACACAAAAAATTGCTGAACGAATAGGCATATCAAAAAGCGCGATGAACCGTAAACTCAACGGGGAAAGCGAGTTCACGCAAGGGGAAATCGTCAAAATATCACATGAGCTTCATCTGTCCACGGAAAGAATGTGTGATATTTTTTTTGTGGACTTGGTGTCCTAAAAGACACTTTTTAGGAGGAAGAACAATGAATCTATGCAAAATACAATCATGCAGGATTGTCTATGAGAATTGGCTTTGTTTTGATGGAGACTTCTGTGATGTCTCAATATCAATAGAAGAAAACACGCATAGACATGTTGAAATATCGTTTGAATACGAATGCAAAAGCAGTTCAGAACGACCGACACCATTTGTAATAAGCGTTATAAACAATGTATTAAATTCTCTCAAGCAGAAACCCTTGGACTCGTATGTCATTCCGGCAGGTACACACAACTATGCAATATTACTGATGGAACCCTTGGAGACAAACTCGGTGTGGTTTTCTTTGAGAATAAACCCAACAAAGTTTCATTCAATTTTTAGAGATGCTTGGAGAGGTGTAAACAGCGATATTGCCAGAGGTTTTAAGAAGGAAGGAGCTGCAGACTATGATTATTGACCTTAACAAAAAGCCCGATAATGTTCTCGAACATACGGACAAGCTCTTTATCACGGTTAAGATGGCGACCGAAAGATACAGCATCGGAAGGACATCACTTTACGAACTGTTCAAGCGGCCCGACTGTCCGACCATCAGGAAATTCGGAGGAAAGACACTTATTCCCGTCAAGGAGTTCGACGAATTTATCCTCCGTCAGATGGAGGCGGCAGGATGAGCGTATTTGAATACATAATTACCGGACTTGATATTTTTGCGTTCGTCCTGTCTCTTCTGGCATCGGTCGGTTGCATTCGGTCAATTCGATATAACCGCCGGATGAACAGACATTACAGGGATGATTACTACACGGGCAAGATGGTGAAAGAAATCCGAGCAAATCTTGACAAGGATTTCAAAAGTTATATCACAACACTTCTTATCTTATTTATTGCCGTCGTCGGCTCGGTTGTCTATCTTTGGCTGACACTCAGCGGCAGATTGTGGGGGTGAGGGAATGAGCGACGTATCAGAAATCTCAATGGATTTATTATTGTCTGCCCATGAATACTTTGAAGATATGCAAAGCGAATACACAAGAAATCGCACAGAGTACACAGATAAGCAGATAAGAGATAACGGCATTGCAATTCTCGCTATCGAAAAAGCAATGCCAAGACTTCCAAGAGTTAATCTTATATTCGGTGAATCAGGCAAACCTATAAAAGCAAATGGCTCATGCTTTACTTGCGGAAACCTCGTTCAATCTGACGAAAACACATTCTGCAACAAGTGCGGGCAGAGATTTGATTGGGAAACGGCAATAATGCTTACTCTGCAAAGGAAGGTAGCGGAAGATGAAATGTGACGACTGCGCTTATAAAGAGTCAAAGGGCATTATATGCGAAGAAAGACGACTCCAAAACGAAATATATGAACTATCAGAAAGCATAAAGAAAGACGAGAATGCTCCGGAAGAGGCAAAGAGAATAGCAGGTTTTATTCTCGACAGGAACAAACCTATAAGCAAATGTGAGGATTACCGTCCAAAAGATGTTTATACCAACCTCGATTATATCGTAAAGAAAGGTTTTTCTACAGCCGAAAAAGCACAGAGGGCTATTCAATACCTCGGCGGTACCCTTATAGACTGCCCGGAATACTGTGACAATAACTGCACTCACGCCGACGAAGAATGTATTGATGCAAGGACTACTTGCAAGCAGTGCGAGATAGGCTGGCTTAACTCCCCGTATGACGGGTTTATAAACTTTGATGAATTCGAGGAGTAAGCAATACATAAAAAACACATAGCTTAAAGTGTGCTAAACTATCAATCTTTTTTAACGCTAATCAATTCACATATGGCTTCGCCACACAGCACAACGGGAATGCTGAAAAGAGCAAGGGAAAGCAGCGGCATAATGCCGCTGTGAGTACCGACCAAACCAAAAACCATTTTATATTGTTGTTGCTCTGTTAACACCAATTAACGGAGTGAGGGAGGCAGCGGTCAACTCCGTCGCTTCCCGGAATTATCAAATCAGGGAGGAAAAAGAACAATGCTCAACAACACACCATTCAAGAGAGGGAAAATCTACAAACTGAAAGCAACAGGTCAGAAATACCGTTGCCTTGATTTTTACATTGAAAAAGACACGGCAGCGGCATCCCTGATCTTAAGGAACGAACAGACAGGCTGGACTATCACGGCCCACAATGTAACACTCTACGCCGACAAATCTATCGAGTGGTCTCATTCAACCGGAGGTTACTTCGACGACAAGAAAGTGAGGGTAGGCTGATGAGCAAAAAAAGAACATTAAACGATTTTATAAACGAAGAAATAGAAAGAACGGGCAATTCCGTTATTGTTACGCTGTTTTACAAACCCGAGCTGGAACCGAAAGATATGAAGACAGCGGATAAAAACATAAGAAAGTTTATTTCCGAGGTTGAAAAAACAACATATAAAAAAATCGACCGTTCTGACCGTTTTTATGTATTTTTCAAAGAGCAGTCAGGAATAAGAAGCCTTATATGGCTGAAAACAGTCAGTTTACAAGAGGCGCAAAGTTTTAACATTAAGAAATGCTGGAAGAAGGGGAAAATGTATATTTCCGAAGTCGACAGCGTTGAGAACACAAAGAGAATGTTTGAATCAATGAAAGCGAGGGTGTGCGGCAATGCTTAACCAATCTGTACTTATGGGCAGGCTCACGGCCGAGCCCGAACTGAGAACAACAAACACAGGAACTTCGGTCACATCATTCACAATAGCCGTTGACAGAGAGTATCAGACAAACGGTGAAAGGCAGACGGACTTCTTTCCGATTGTTGCCTGGCGACAGACGGCAGAGTGGATATGCAGATATTTTCACAAAGGCAGTATGATAGCCGTTATCGGCAACCTTCAGAACAGAAGGTACGAGGGACAGGACGGCATTATGCGTACCGTCACCGAGCTTGTAGTATCGCACGCCTCATTTTGTGGAAACAAAACAGAAGGCAGCGGCACAACACGGTATGACACAAAGCCAATAGACACATCAAACTGGCAACCTGCAAGCCCGGACACCTTCTCGGAATTCATTGACGATGACGAGGACTATGAATACGAACAAACAGTTTTTAAATAAGGAGAAAGAACAATGGTACACGAATTAAAGATTTTATCTAAATACTTTGAAGATGCATTAACAGGAAACAAACCTTTTGAACTTCGCAAGAATGACCGAGACTACAAGGTCGGCGATATTCTCGCCTTGAACGAGGTTTCGGACGATAAGACCAAATACACGGGCAATTCCTTGCTTTGTGAGGTCACCTATGTTCTTGACCTTAAGGACTGGCTTGCGGACAGCGAAGATTATGTAATTCTCGGAATCCGTAAACTTTGGATAAAGTTCAGAGACGGCGACCGTGAACTTGTTCTCGGCAAGGGAAGAACTATAACCCAAACAAACAATAACCCATTTTGGGAAATTAAAGAAAAGTTTTTGAAAAAATCGAGTGATGAAATAGAGGAAGTTCTAAATGAAGCTTTAAAAAATAATGACGAAATTCCATTCGGAGTTAAGGTCATGAAAGCCATTGAAAAGGCACAAACAGAAATGCAAAACGCAATTCTTAATGGAATCGGAATAACGAAAGAGCCCAAAGGAATGCTTTCGGAACTTGTCGGCATCCCAGAGAATGAGTTATTTGATGATGTTCCTGCCTCTCAAATTGGACGATTAGGCGACTTAATTAAGGAGGAAAAAGACGATGACAATTAAATCAATAGCAAAAATATGCAAGTCACATAAAGAAGTAACCCGCCACACGGATGAGGGCGGCAATCAGTGGCTTGGATTTAACGGAGCGCTTTATTTGGTGCCGAATCTTCCCGATTGTGATAACGAGCAACTGGCGGCAATTTTTGACATATCGCCTGAAAAATACGAAAAAATGAAATTCAATTTCTACGAATGTCAGAATGCACTCCTCTTTAACGATGTTTATGCCGCCGAAAACCTTTTGGAGCGCAGCAAAGTGAGATACATAGTTGAAGGAATCGAACTTGAACCGTTAAAGACATCAGTCGGTGTTGTATTTATAAACACGGAATACCTCGCTCCGTTTAAAAAGTTTAAGAATGGTTTTGAACTTTATGAACGCTTAACCCCGGGTGGCGGATTACATATAGCCGCAAAATCGGGGCTTGAATTGCACGGAATACTTAAATGCTACAAGATGTCAAAGGAATTCTTTGATATTCAGGAAGACATAATCAAGCACGCTAAGGCCCTACCTAACAATGAAGAACAGATATCCTTTGCCGAAGCAATGGGAGGAACAACAAATGGTATCGATAATAATTAAGTATTTTATTTTACTTATCTATATTTTACTGCTTGCTTTCGGTTTCTTACACGAGGACAAACTCGCCGCATGGGAACGGAGAACGGCGGTAAAAATCAAAAGAAAGATATTGCAATCGATTGCAATATTGAGGAGGTACCTATATGGGATACTACGATACATGTCCGATATGCGGGGCAAATCTCGATCCAGGTGAAAGATGCACTTGTCAGGACGGACTGTCCAAGGTTGACGTGGAGCGCGAAAGAATATTTGAGCAAAAAAAACAAGAAGCAATCGCAGCTTGTCCCGAATGGATGCAGCGGCTCTGCCGAGGCGAAAACTAAATATAAGCGGCAAGTTCTTTAAAAAACGAGCGACGGGGCTCGTTTAAAGGGCTTGTATGCCTTATTAAGATAACAACCATCTGAAAGGAAAGATTATTTGTATTTAAGAATACTTTCTTTGACAAAGGGGTTAGAGCAAGGGGGAAAGTGTCCCCCTTGCATCCTCCCGAACAAAACTAAAAGGAAAGAACAATTGCAGTATGAGATACCGAGAAAAACTAACATACGCCGGGGACTTTCTCTATGTCGATGTGTATCCCGTGTTCAAGCAGTCACGTTGCAGGCGAAACAAGTACAGACCGACATCGGAAGTTCAGGAGTTGCTGAATCAGAAACACGCCGAAAGAAAACTCGCAGCGCTTGCTCACGCCAACTTCACCGTGAACGACAAAGCCTTGCATCTGACATATTCAAAAACTAATGCGCCACAGGATAAGGTCCAGGCTCAGAAAGATATTCAGAATTATATCCGCCGAATTAAACGAAGGTATTCAGCGGTCGGTGTCGAACTTAAATACATATATGCAACAGAGTGCTCAAGCAAAGGCAAGTGGCATCATCACATGATTATTAACAGCGGCATCAGCCGAGACGAGCTTGAGGATTGTTGGTGCTACGGCTTCACCAACTGCGACCGCCTGCAGTTCGACGAGAACGGTATCACCGACCTGACCCACTACATCCAGAAGGAGCGGCAGTTCTATCGGCGCTGGTCTGCTTCGCGGAACCTCAAGCAGCCCGAAGAAGATACCAAGGTCATTAGCACAAAAGAGGTCAATCGCATCAAAGAATATGTTGGAAGAGTTCCGTTGAACCATCGCTATGCTGGCTATGTCATCGTCGAGCAGACTTCAGACTACAACGAGTACAACAGGGGTACCTATGTGTCATTAAGATTATGTCGATGTGATGCACGATTGAGCTTCGTCAGTGTGCCTGAATTTGAAAACGAATTCTATTTCGTTCCGAAGTCTAAGCGAACAAGGCGCAACGAATAGCCCCCGGGGTAAAAAAATCGATTTTTTTTTGAAGCTCCAAGACCGAAGCCCCTTATAACAAAAGGGCGCGAGTCGCACATACGGATTTTTTTGAGCGTTCTTATTTTTCAAGCCCTCAGCGGCATTTTATGGTAATTTTTCATTTTTACATTTTACCTTAAATTGAAAAACGGCCCTCGAAAAAATCAATCAAAAAATGCTTAAAAAAGAGGTTAAAAATGGTAAAAGCAAAAACGAAACTGGCAGTTTGCCACATCAAAAACTGTCCCTACAGGCAAAATACGGGCAATCATTTTGAGTTCTGTCCGTTTAAGGGTTGCATGTTTTCAAAAGAGGAAATCAAGCGTGCAATCAAGCAAGAAAAAGCCGCCGAAGAAGCGGCAAAGAAAAAAACAGAGGAGGAAAAGAACAATGGGATATCTTGAAGATGTAAAGAAAAAGTACGGTACTCAAAGAGGCGACTATTTTGCAGATGCAATCCGCAAACAGATTATCTCTTTTTGCAAACAGAACGAGGAATTCTGCCAATGTGTTGCGCAAAGTGACGGAAAAAATCTTGACGGGTGTGTAGCGCACATCAAAAAAAATCAGAAAAACAATAACTGCATTTCTGACCTTGAGGCATATCAGCTGATGGCTGGATATTTCTTTCCTGGTGCAACGGTTGAATGTAATATGACAATCTACCTCTGCGAAGCCGAGAAGGAAAACGCCGAAAATGTTATCAATCTTGATTTTTCAAGTTTAATTTAAGGAGGAAAGAAGATGCATGCTACAGGAATAATTAGACGAGTTGACGATCTCGGAAGAATAGTAATTCCAAGAGAAATTCGCCATCGAATAAACATTAAAGAAGGACAGCCGCTTGAAGTGTTTTTTGAAGAGGATCGAGTGATGTTTGTAAAGTATCATTTTGAAGATTACTACATCAATGCAATGCGTGAAATAAGAGACAATTTACTGCATGACAACGATTTTGACGGAGATCCTGCTAAATATAAAGCAGCCACAAAAATCAAAGAGGCTATTGAAATACTTAAGAGAAACAAAGGAGAAAACAACAATGAATGAACTGACAATTTCAAAGTACGAACAGGCAGAACAGCTGCACTCAAGGATTATTGCCAGCGGACAGGTTGCCGCCGATGCGCTTCTTGAATTGTGTCGGTGTCTGAAACAGATGAAGGATGAAAAGCTTTATGTTGAACTTGGGTACTCTGAATTCGAAGAATATTGCACCGAAAAAGCAGGTATTAAAGCCAGAATGGCCGATTACTACATAAGCACTTATGAACGGCTCGGAAGCACCGTGCTTCAGAACAACGCCGGGCTCGGCATAACAAAGTTGTCTCTTATAGCGGGAATGAACCCTATTGAGCGCACGGAACTGCTCGACAGCGGTGAGCTTGCGGACAAATCGGTAGCGGAAATCAAAGAAATCGTTGCGAAAAGCAAGGACCAGGGAGAGCAGATTTCATTACTTGAGGAAAAACTTAAATCCGCCGAAGAAAAGGCAGAAGATTCCGAAAAGCATATTGATTATTGCGAGAACCGAATTGCCGAACTTGAGACTGAACTCAAAGAGCTAAAAAATGCTCCGGTTGAGGTCGCAGTCGAAGCTATGAGCGACGAAGAAAAAGACAAAATACGCAAGGACATCGAAAAAGAAGTCCGCAAGAGCATGAAAGACAAAGAGGAAAAGAAAATTCAGGCAGCGGTAGACAAAGCTGTGGCAGCGGCAGAAAAGGATGCCGTTGAAAAGGGGAAAAAAGAAGCTGAAAAACAGCTCGAAGACCAGATATCCGAGCTTAAATCCGCCGTTGCGCAGTCAAGGGCAGCGGCAGAAGAAGCGGAAAAGAAGCTAAAGCTTTCCGATAACACGGTGGCAAAAGCAAATGTCTATTTTGAGGCGGCTCAGGAATCGATTAACAAAATGCTTAATTTTGTTAAAGGAATTGAAAACGAGGAGCAAAGGGAAAAGCTCCTTCAGGCGTGCCGCAAACTTCTCGATGTTGCCAAAGAGGCAACCGAACAGTAACGGAGGAAAAATGGAATGCAGAGTAAAGCGTTAAAACTTGAAAGATACGGAATATCAAAGGCAAGGCAGTATGAGCTTGAGCACTTCTGCCTGCAGTACGGTGAATGGAAATCGGAAAAAAACAGAATAACCTTGCTCGGCAGTCCTGACTTCGAAGCGGTTCATGTTCAAGGCGGCGCATCGGCAAGCAGAACCGAAAACCTTGCCATGCGCCTTGCCGAAATCGACGAAAAAATTCAGCTTGTCGATACGGCACTCGTTAAAGCCGTCGACGGGGACAAAGGAATACTTGAGTTTTTGAAAAAACATGTCACTACAAAGACCACATACGAGTATCTTGGAAGGATTCCCTGCGGAAGAAAGAAATTCTATCAGTACCGTCGGCGCTTTTTCGTGGAGCTGGACAAACTGAAAAAGTAAATCAGAAAGGAAAAGAACAATGGTCGAGTTTATAAGACAGTATGACAAAAACACAGTCTGGGAAGGCAAGAGTGTGTATTCATTTCCGAGAATCACAAAGGAAGAGAAAACTCAAATCCTTGCCAAAATGAAGAACTATTTGTTTCGTTCAAAAGAAAAAAATATCGTTTCTTACATTTGCACAAATTGCGACAAACAGACGGTTGATAACGAACGGACATATCATCCGGGTCTTGTATGTGCGAAACACAACGAATATGTCTATTGTCCGAACTGCAATTGTTATGAACAGTTGAAAGATGTCAACAAATGCGGTTCCTTCAAAAAGATAAACAGCGAGGCAGAAAACGAGGAAAGAATTGCCCTCATTAGAGTCAAAAACAAAGACGAAGTCTATGTTGAGAACTTTTACGCGGAAAGATTTTACGGCAAAGACTATTTAAGACCTTCCGTAAGATTGTACCCCAATACGGTTTTCAAACTTACTCCCACTGGCGCCGAAAACTGGATATTCAATTATCAAACCAAAACATACAAAAAGGACAGTCGGCTTAGAGAGCCGTTCTATTATGCTGAAATGTGGTCAAGCAGTTACCACGATTACAGTATCGTCGGCTTTTCAAAACTCGGACAAACATTTCTTAAATACATACTCCCCGTTTTGCCGAGAAGCTGCCACCACAGCATGAATCCGAATGACCTCCAGCGGCCGTTTGCGTATCTTCAGAACTATTGCAAGTATCCGATAATCGAAATGCTTCTAAAAACAGGGCGAGAAGATATTGTCAACGAGTTGGTATTTCAAAACAAGCCATCCAAAACGCTCTACAACTGGAATGCTAAAGGCATGAAGGATTTTATTAAGCCTGAACTCTTAACAAGCGAAGACCGTCGGTACCTTATGCAACACAGCGTAGATACGGAAGACCTTAAGATATTGATATGGTTGCGGAAAAAGGGTGCAAATATCAGGTTTGCAGATTTGTCGTGTTTCACCTCGTATAACGCAATGTACTATCTTAAAAAAATCGGAAAATGCAAAATTAAAATTAACAAGTTTGTCAAGTACATCAAAAAAAACAAGGATAAAACGGAGTTGTGCTATCAGAGTATATTGAGCTTTTATTGGGATTATCTTCAAAATTTAAGGGAGGCAACCGGAAATAAAGAACTAACTGATATAGAGATGTTTCCTCCAAACCTGAGAGCAGCGCATGACAGAGCTGTATCAGCGGCTAACATAGCACGCCAAATGAAAAGAATTAAGGAACAGGAAGAACTCATAAAGAAGGCAGAAAAAAGTCAGAAGCGCAGAAAAAAGGAATACGAGTACGAGGCCGACGGATTCCGAATAATCCTTCCAAAGACACCGGCAGAGATAATCCTTGAGGGACACAATATGCATCACTGTGTCGGAGGGTACGCAGAGCGGCATTTTCAGGACAAGCTCACGATATTGTTCCTTCGGCGCTCGGATGCTCCGGACGAACCTCTTGCAACCATCGAAATGCATGGTGCATCGCTTGTTCAGATTCAAGGTAAGAGAGACACGCAGGTGTGGAAGCAGACTGAAGGCGCTGAAGCATTCTTCAAAGAATGGCTTAAGGTTGTAAAAAAACGCTTTGCTGCAAAAGCGCAGCGAAAAACAAAAAAATCAAACAAAAACGCAGCGGCTTAAGGAGAGGATTGCGGTATGAAAGAGGAACTTATAAACAAGATTATTCAGTTGCTGAATAATTCGGATATAGACGGATTTCAGTTTCAGCAACGCTTATACATCCTGTTTTCCGACTATGAAATAACGAAACCGACTACAGAGCTTGCACTCCCTTCTCCTGAAATCAACGAACAGATTATTCAAAAGTTTTTGCTTTCAAAGGCTGTATCGGGAAGAAGCGAGAGGACAATTCACTATTACGATAAGCAACTGCATTTTGTTTTTTCGCGAGTCAACAAGGTGTTCAGCGATATCACTTCGGATGACATTAGGCTTTATTTGGCAATCCGACAGGCAAAGGAAGGCATTACAAAAAACACTGCAAACAACGAACTTCATGTTCTTCGCTCGTTTTTTACTTGGTGCTCGGCGGAAGATTTACTCTCAAGAAATCCTACCTTAAGAATTGAATTGATAAAAACCGAAAAGAGCATAAAAAAGGCTTTTACAGAGTATGAGGTTGAAAAAATAAGAGATGCGTGTTGTTCAAACAAGGAGACAGCTTTTGTTGAGGTCCTTTTGTCAACGGGTTGCCGTGTTTCAGAACTGGTAAACATCCGACTTGACGAAATAAAAACAGATAGAGTTATTGTCCACGGCAAAGGAAATAAAGACAGAATCGTTTATCTGAATGCGAAAGCGCAACTCGCCCTCACAAAGTATATAAACGACCGTAACGACAGCAACCCATTTTTGTTCCCGAAGTCGAAAAGAATTGACGAACTGTCGGATGAATTGCGCAAAGGAAAACCCTGCCTAAGGTATATGAATAAGGACTTCATAGAATTAGACGGGCACTGCGACAAAGGAAGCATTGAGCAGCAGTTAAGAAAAATCGGGAAAAGAGCAGAGGTTGACAAGGTTCATCCTCACAGATTTAGACGAACCTGCGCAACATTTGCCCTGCACAGAGGAATGCCTATCGAACAGGTCTCCAAGATGCTGGGACATGAAAACATATCGACTACGCAGATATATCTTGACCTATCCCAGGACGAGTTAGAGTACGCTCACAAGAAATATGTAGTTTGATTTAAGGAGGAACAATGGCAAAAAGAAAAATATCAACACATCCTGAAATAGTAAAGATGTTCGATTCTTTGAGTGGGACAAGGGGTGCGTGGGAAGTTTGGAACGATATCATAACAATGCATGCGATTTGCATATCAAACTCTCTTGACACGGGTGAAAGGCGAAGCCAAAGAGAAAAACTCTATTTGACCATTGTGAGAAAATACAACGCAGGCGAAATAGAGACAATTATGAAGATATTCGGCAGTATTGTGAATGCGTTTGACAATAATCCGAATCAGGACCTTTTAGGGGATTTATACATGTCAATGGATTTCGGAAGCAACGCATTGGGACAGTTCTTCACGCCGTACCACTTATGTCAGCTGATGACTTCTGTTTCGGTTGAAAAAGACCACTTTGCTCAACAGTTAGAGGACGAGGGTTTCGTCACAGTAAATGAACCTGCCTGCGGAGCCGGAGCGAACATTATAGCGCTTGTCAACGAGGTCAAAAAACTTGGATTCAATTATCAAGAAACCGTTTTCGTTATAGCACAGGATTTAAGTCAAGTCACTGCACTTATGTGCTACATACAGTTATCGTTGCTCGGCGTGGCAGCGGCAATATATATCGGAGATACATTGCAGGAGAAATTTGATGTTTCTGTGTCAACATTAGAGCAATCCGAAAATGTGTGGCTTACTCCAATGTTTTATAGTGATATATGGCAATGTAGAAAAACTCAGAAACGCTTGAAGGAGGAAGAATAATGATGACAATAGGTGAAAAGATTAGGCAACTTCGCAAAAATTCAAACATGACATGCTTCGAACTTGGAAAACTTATCGGAAAAGAAAGAAAAACTGTTCACAGAATGGAGACAAACAAAAGCCCAGTAAATAGTGACTGCGTATATGTGCTATGCGATGTTTTCGCCGTTACTCCGAATGAGTTATTTGGCATTCCTCAACAGAAAGATGAAACAGAAAACGGAAAGAAAACCTGTCCGCATTGCGGAGCAAAAATTAACATGGAGGCGAAATGATGTTTGTTTGGACCATAAGAGATATTATCGCACTTGTCGCTCTTGCTATAGTTGGAGTTGTGGTAGGGGTGTTTCTGATATGTTCGGTTGTATCTGCTGTAGGAAATCGGATACAAAATAAGGTGTGGAGAAGAACGAAGAAAAAGGGCAAGGACGATGAGATAGAGAATTGCCCTTATTGTAACAGAGAGCCGGTATATGATAAAACTCCCAACCACAATTACTTATATTGTCCTGCTTGCAAGATTGGAGTTAAATCGGGAGCTCTATACGAGCGTAAAGATACAATAGACGATTGGAACAACCTTGTAAATATGATAAAGAAAGGACAAAGCGATGAAACAGACTAACTGCCCGAACTGCGGAGCCACAATAACGGGGCCAAGATGTGAATACTGTGGGACCGCATTTGAGGACTACAAAGTAATTACAAAGATAACTGGTGCCGACGGTGAAAAAATCGTTGAAGAATACTCCGGGAACGATGCAATATCATTTGCACAAACATTGAGCGAACTCGCAGCTAAAAGCGGAATTCCGATGAAACAGGCAACGCCGTACATTCTTCCCAACCCTGTAGCTGCATCAAACAGTTTAAAAATGGTCATGCAAAAGATTGATGATAATTCTGCCGAAAAGAAAGAACGCGAGTGGCCGATACTCAAACCTGAAGAATACAGCTTTTCTTTACCGCGTGAAAGTATGACAAAAGAGTTTGAACGGCTCGGGAAAAATTTTGATAAACAGTTTAAGCGAGAAGAAAAAAGAAAGCGGCGACATGCAAGATTACTCAAGGTTAAAAGCCTCTTTAGGGGGAAGAAAAAATGAAAAAGCCAGAAAAAAGCGCCCTTTATAAAGAACCATACAAAGTCCTCCGAAATAAATTGACAATGGCAGCGGCAGAACAATACGCACACGAGCGTTTCACCAAAAACGAGAAGCGTTTACGGTTTCTAAAAAAGATTTTCGAGGAGGAAAATGAATGAAAAACAGCAAACAACCGACAAACTTTCTTTTTGTTTTCAGAAGCGATATCTATGAAGCTTCTTACGGTAGAAGCATAGCCGAAACAGAAGAACTCGCAGCCGCTCTCGGAATAAAAATTCTATCGGAGACAACTCTTAAAGTCAGTCTCACGGATATAGACACGGCGTTATTAAAAGCATATGAACTATTCTACGGTAAAAGTGACTTATACCTTCAGGAGGTTTTACCGCAGATCAGATTCCTGTACTTCAAGGTAGACACATTGGCAAAAGCAATAAAAGAAAGAATTCAAATAAAAAGCGTTTTTCCGTGCTCAGACGAGATTTACATCGGCTACACGAACGAAACAAAAGGGACACACAGCGGAAGTTAAAAGGACTAAAATAGGTAGTGTGGACAGTTGGACATACACGATTGTTCTTTTTCCTTTCTAAGCGAAAGCGCAGGGTTTCACGACCGCCCTGCGCTTTTGTCTACCCTTTTTTAGGAGGCGGGATGAATGGCATACACAGTTGACGACTTGAAAATCGACATAGATATCACATATTCGGAGGAATTGACAGACCAGAAAGTCACGGGTATTTTTGAGCGTGCCAAAGCACATCTGGATCACAGGGCTTGCCGTGAAATCGACTGGGATAACGATATAACATATCGGCAGTTGCTTATAGACTGCTGCAAGTATATTTTCTCGAATGCATTGTCGGAATTCGACAAGGAATACGCTGAGGAACTTAACACGATGTACCTTGACGGACTGGGGGAGAGTTCGGAATTCGACGAGGAAAATACTGAAGGATATGATGAGGAATACGACGAGGAATACGCTGATGAACTTAGGTACCTTGACGGCCAAGGAGAGAGTGAAGATGGAGCGTAAAAGAGTGAATTTTGACGGCGGTATTGTTCGTTTCTTTGCGCCGGGCGCTGAAAACTGCAAACTTGCAATTCCGTTTGCCTACAAAACAATCGGAAGCAGGCGTTACGCCGACCATTATTCAACCGGGCATAAGGCATCTGAAATGATATCGATACCGATGAATCGGAACACAATCGATGTGTATGACACGGTAGTTCTCAGAGAGCATAAATACAGGATACTGCAGTTTCAGCATATCAAGGACACGCTCCCTGCGACAACAGTCATTACGCTTGAGAGGTATGATGACGACGATTGATAACATTGCCGAATATGTACGCTCCTTTGAAGCAAAAGGCGACATAAGGCTTTTCTACCGCACCTGGATATGGCAGAAAACAGCGGAACGGATTAAAAAGCGTGACAAGCATCGGTGTGTGCGCTGTTGGAAGAACGGCGTATATAAAGACGGCAGACTTATCGGTTTTTATAAAAAGGCTGAACTTGTTCACCACAAGAAGCACCTGCGGGAGCATCCCGAACTTGCACTGAGGGACGACAACCTTGAGTCATTATGCGAAGAGTGTCACAGGAAGGAGCATCCCGAGTTGTACGCTTCGGAAGTTAAATTCCCGGAAAGGTGGGATTGACAGAATGGCAAGGAAAAAGAAAACAAATGCGGAGATAAAAGAGTCACTGATGAGTCAGTTAAAAACAATGGGCAAATCTTCCGCACATTTTGAGAATCTTGTTGACGAGTATATCTATTTGCTTGGTTTGATAAAGAATTTAAAACAGGATATAAAAAAGCGTGGAATAAAATACACGGAAACAATGTCCACCGGCTTCTCAAAGACGGTGAACAATCCGTCAATAAAAGACCTTATGGCGGCAAACAAACAGGCGCTGGCAATTCTTCACGAGCTCGGAGTAACAGCGGAAGGGACTGACTTCTTAAATGAGAAAATGTAAGAAGTTAATAACCGACACGAAAGAAATTGCCGACTATCTCGACATTGTCGAAAAAGAGGTATTCAGGACATGTAACGAGCAGAAACAACTCGCGGCAATGATACGACGAATCGCAGAGGAAGAGGATAACAGAATCGACGAAGAGCAGCTTGCACGATATCTGCGTTATCAGAAATACTTCCCCTTTGATTTGTTTCCATGGGAAAAATTCCTCTTCACTTTGCATAACTGTTGCTATCGTCCGGACGGATTTTTACGGTTTCCAAATGAAATCTGTATTGTCGGAAGAGGCAGCGGCAAAAACGGCAAAGAGTCATTTGAGGACTTTTGCTTGTTGACCGAGGACAACGGTGTAAGAGGTTACGATATCGATATATTCGCAAGGTCTGAAGACCAGGCGAAAACGAGTTTCAAGGAAGTTTACGACATTCTTGAAAGCAATCAAAGGTTTTTTAAGCGGTTTTTCCATTGGAACAAGGAAGAAATCACTTATCTGAAAACCAAAAGCACTTTGCGTTACAGAACATCAAGCGCAAACACAAAGGACAGCGGCAGGCAAGGGAAGGTCACCTTCGATGAGGTGCATACTTATCTTGACTATGACCTTATAAAAACAGCCGAAGGCGGACTCGGCAAGAAGGCTTTTCCGAGAAAGACGGTTATTTCGTCCGACGGTGAAGTCAGAGAAGGTCCGCTTGACGGATACAAGAGTAATTGCTCAGAAATACTGGTAGGCAGCATTCCCGACAACGGAACGCTGCCTTTTTGGTGCCGTTTAGATGCCGACGAAGAGGTTGACGACGAGGACAACTGGGTTAAGGCTTGCCCGAGCATAGAATACTTGCCCGTTCTCAAAGAACTTGTTCGTCAACAGTATCTCGAATACAAAAGAGACCCGATATCGAACTCAAAGTTCATGTCAACAAGAATGGGCAGACCGAAAGGCGACGAGGAACGGCAGATAGTGCCCTACGAAAAACTCAAGGCAACGGCAAAGCCCATACCCGACATTTACGGGGTAAATGCGGTAATCGGTATAGACTACGCTTCATCAAGAGACTTTGCGGCGGTGTTCTGGCTGACAAAGATTGACGGTACCTATATCGGCAACGGCAAAGGCTTTGTATTGCGAAAGAGCAAAGACCTGCCGAGAATTGTTGCTCCGCTCGCCGGATGGGAAGAACTCGGACATATCGAATTCATCGACAAGGGCGAGGAAATCCCGGTAGAAGCCCTGCTTGATTGGTTGACCGAACAAGAGGGAAAATACGGACTCAATTTCAAAGCGGGCGCTATCGACTATTACCGTTATCCGTTTCTCAAACTCAAACTTGAGGCATACGGCTTTGACGGTGAACGGAACGGAAACCTGAAGCTCGTCAGACCATCCGATTATATGATGAACAACTCCCTAATAACATCGGCGCTTGCCAACGAGAAAGTAATCTGGGGAGACAATCAATATCTGCGCTGGTGCGCAAACAATACAAGAATTGTCAGAGATAAGAAAGGAAACGAAGGCTATGAAAAGATAGAGCCTCGTTCCCGTAAGACGGACGGCTTTATGGCGTTCTGTAATGCAATGATTGTTTCGGACAGGCTTGAGGAAAGCATCTCAATCGAAGACTACTACAACATAGCGCCGATAGGAAGGTGATTTAATGGGCGTTCTCAATTTTTTGAAAAAACATTTTTTTGAAGACTATTCAACCCTTGAGACAACTTCAAAGGAAATAGAAAAAATTCAAATTACCCGTTTCGCAATCAATTGCGCAGTTGCTCTTGTGGCAAACGCAACCGCAGCGGCAGAATTTGAAACCTTCAAAGAGAAGAAAAAAGTAACAGACGGTGAATACTGGCTCTGGAATATACAGCCTAACCCCAAAGAGAATAAGCAACAGTTTATCACCAAAGTTGTAAGAAATCTTCTCACAAAATCCGAAGCGCTTATTATCGAGCGCAACCACTACCTGTATGTTGCCGACGGCTTTACAAAAGAAGAAAAGAGTCTGAACAAGGACAAATTCAGCGACATAAGAGTCGGCGAAACAGATATAAGCCGAACATACGATTCGAGCGAAGTTATTTACTTGTCGCTGAAAGACCCGAAAATAAATGACCTTCTCGAATCAGCGGCGAACGCTTATTGCGAGCTTTTGTCATTCAGCGCTTCAAAGTTAAAAAAGTCAGCGTTGAGCAAAGGAGTAATCAGCGTAGAGGCACAAATTGGCGGTGCAACAAGAGAAAAAATGGATGAAGCCGACAATGCGCTCAAAGCCAACATTCAAAAGTTCTTGAATTCTGACGACGACAAAGTCCTCCCTCTTCGAAAAGGAATGAAGTATGAAGAATTAAGCAAAGGCCACTCCGGCGAGAACCCTGCCACCGAAGTCGGTGAACTGACCAAGCAGATATTCTCAAGGGTCGGCGAGGCCTTTCACATTCCTATCGGCATTCTTATGGGCAATGTGGCTGATGTCAAAACGCTTCGTGAGGACTTTATAACTGATGCGGTTAAGAACACTGTCACAGAGCAGTTGCAGACCGAAATCAACGCAAAACGCTACAACGCCGAAAGTTTTGCAGAAGGAACCTTCCTTAAAATCAACACAAGCAAAATAGAGGCAAGAAGTCTTGTGAACAATGCTCAGGCGGTTTACAACCTTTTCGGCTCCGGCTATTCAAGAGACGAAATTGACGAAATGTTCGGCAATGTCCCCCACGACGAGCCGTGGAGCAGAAAGCATTACAGGACGCTTAACAATACAGAAATTGAAAACGAGGAAAACCAGGAGGAATAACAATGGACAAGAAAGAACTCGTGCATATCAGCAGCCTTGTTGAACTTGATGAGGAAGCGCTTAAAGCAATTAACAGTTACACATTGAAAGAGTATACAGCGGACGAGTTGTTCGCCTTCAAAATCAAGATGTGTGACAACGACATCGACAGAGACCGTGAAGCGTTCTCCGATAAGGCACTCGAACAGCTTGCCGAACTGTACAAAGGTAAAACCGTAATTTTCAACCATTCAATGAACGCAAGGGACCAGAGCGCCCGCATCTATGCAACTGAGATTGTAACCGACGAAACAAAACAGACTGTGTTCGGTAGTGAGTATAGATACTTACTTGCTTACGCTTATATGCCCAAAACCGAAAAGAAGTCAACAATTATTGAAAACATTCTCAGCGGCATCCAGAAAGAAGTATCTGTCGGATGCTGCATCAACGCAGCCAAGTGTTCAATTTGTGACACGGATTTAATCAACAGTCATTGTGCGCACCGTCCCGGGAAAATGTATGACGGGAAAATGTGTGTGCGCATTCTCGACAGTGCAAGTGATGCATACGAAGTTAGCTTCGTTGCTGTTCCTGCACAGCCTCAGGCGGGAACCATAAAAAGCTATGAAGAAGGCAGTTCGGACGAGGGGAACGAACCGCAGAAAAGCATTGAAAAATCTGCAGACCCCACAGAAGAGAAGCCCTCTTTCGCTGAATCAATCTTAAGACTTTTAGGAGGAAACAACTAATGGAAGCAATGACAATTGCGGAGCAGGCAAGGGAAAAACTTGTTAAGGCTCTCAAGGATGCCCAGGAGAAAAACGATACTGAAGCAGCAACAAAAGCGCTTCAGGAATTCTTCTCTGACATTGAGAAGAAAATCAAAAAGATGGCAGCTGATACTGCTAACGAAATCGCCGAAGGCAAGAGCGCTGATATCGCACTTGCAAAGCGTGGCGTAAGAATTCTTACACCCGAAGAGACGAACTATTTCAAGTCTTTTGCGGAGCACGCAAAGAACAAGACTCTTACGGACTTCAACGATGCAATTCCTACAACCGTTATCGAAGCGGTATTCGAAGGACTTGCGCAGAAGCACGAAATCCTTAAGCACATCAGATTTGTCAACACCGGCGCTTTGACAAAGTTCGTCTATAACGCTGCAAACATCAGTGCAGCGGCATGGGGCGAACTGACAACCGCAATCACAAAAGAAATTGTCGGCTCATTCAAAACAATCGACCTCAACCTCGCTAAACTCTCGGCGTTCATGGTTATATCCAATGACATGCTCGACCTCGGTCCTGTATGGATTGAAAGATATGTCCGTGAATGTCTTGTTGAGGCTATATCCGGTGGCGTTGATAAGGCCGTTGCAACAGGCAAAGGCATCAAGGGAGAGCCCATCGGTATGACTAAAAACCTTAACGGCTCAATCAACCAGACAACCGGTCTTCCCGACAAAGACCCCATCGCTATCACCGACCTCGGAGTCGAGACCTACGGAGACCTTCTTTCCGGTATGGCTGAGACACCCGAAGGGGTTCAGCGTGATATCGAAGGTGTAATCATTGTTGCGAACCCGAAGACATTCTTCAAGAGAATTCTTCCCGCAATCACAATGCTGACTCTTGCCGGCGAATATGCAAGGGTAGTCCCTTATCCGACATCGTTCGTTAAGTCAACTGCTCTTGAAGACGACCAGGCAATATTCGGTATTGACAACACCGGATACATAATGGGACTCGGTAGCCGCAAGAACGGCAAAATCGAGAAGAGCGAAGATGCACAGTTTCTTGAGGACTGCACAGTTTACAAGACCAAGTTGTACGGCGCAGGTCAGCCCATTGACAACAACTGTTTCAAACTTCTCGATGTCAGCGGACTTGAGCCCCTTGCGCTTCGTATTCACAATGATGTTGCTTCTGCAACATCAACAACTGAAACGACCGACGACGAACCCGACGACGGTCAGGGCTAATCAAGGAGGAATGAACGGTGAGACTTGACATGCACAACGATGCTCTGATTGAGGAGCTTGACGGTCTTGCCGTAAGAATTCCCGCAGCGGCGCCGGCGGCTTGCGAAGCAATGAGCAATGTTGTTCGACCGGCGCTGATTGCTGCCGCACCTTATGACGGTAGCCCGGCGCATAAAGACAAGCACTTAAAGGATATAATCGTCAGCACTCGGCGAAAACGGAAAACCTCTGATTCAGAGGAACGGATTATATGGATAAGTCCCAGAGGAATCAAGGGTTCAGTTAAAGGACCGAAGGCAAAGAAAAATTGGGATGCAGACAAGCATATTTATAAACTTGTTGTGTCCGAATTCGGACGAAGCAACATGGCGGCACGCCCGTTCTGGGGGATTACCGTCGTCAGAAAATCCGACGAAGCGCTTGCCGCAGGCGTAAAGGTATTAAAGGAGGCAGCGGAAAAATGACACCAAAAGAATTTTTTGAAATGCTCGCCGAATCAATTAACTGGCGGCAACACAGAACCTTTTGGGACGAACACAATCACGGGCCAAAACCTCCGCACTATTTTGTGTGGAGGTTTTCCAATAGGGAATTCATCGAAACGGACGATGATGTTGATGTTGAAGAAAAGACATTCAGGGCTTCGTTTTTCACAAAAAAAGAAGATGAACTGGACAGCGTTAGAGAACAAGCAGAGGCACTTGGTCTTGCGAATGGTCTGACTGTTAAATCGGATATATACGAGGAACACGAAGCCGACACGCATTATAACCGCTTTGATATTGATTTCACATTTTACAAGGAGGACTAAAAATGTCTGTAATAGTTAAACCCGCAAACCCCGCACCGATAGGCGTTGAGAATGTCCATGTTGCAACCGTAACGGACTCCACCGAAGGCGTAACATTCGGCAAGCCGAGGTTCTTATCCAAAACGCTCAAAATCACACTTACACCCGTCACCAATACGGGAATGATTGAGTGTGACGACGGTGTTGATGAGGAAGAAACCATCTTGTCAGCAATCACCGCATCGATTGAACTCAAACAGCTTCCGACATGGGGCAGGCAGTTACTCCTCGGACACGGCATTGATGCTGACGGCGGCATTGTAACCAATAAGGACGATGTTGCTAAGGATGTAGCACTTCTTTTTGATGTCCCGCTCTCGAAGAAAAAGGGCAAAAAGTATGTAGTGCTCTACAAGGGACACTTCAGCGAGCCGACAGAGGAATTTGAAACGGCAAAGCGTGACGGCATTACTTATAAGACGAATACAATCGAGGGTACATTCTATCCTCTTGAAGCCAACGGCGACATCAGATATTCGATCAGAAGTGATGATGAGAATGTATCTGCCGAAAAAATTGCCAACTGGTTTGAAGAGGTTCAGGTTAAGAACGGCGAAGTGTTGTATTATACCGAACCGACTGAACCGACTGAACAGCAGAGCGGCACAACCGAAGGCGGCGAGGGCTGATGGCTAAAAAGTTAAGCGATGTAATCGCAGCGGAAGCCTTTCTGAAATTTGGCGGAAGAACGGTAAAACTTCTGTGGAATAACAGAGCGGTGGCTAACGCCGAGCAGTATGCCGAGTTTCTTCATTATGAACACTCGGCTGACGAGCTTTTAGACCTTGCAGCAAGCGGTAAAGCACATGCAATAGCATGCTTGATTTACGGCGCGATGAAGTCTGCAAATCCCAGACTTACCCCGTATCAGTTTAATCGCAATTTTAAGATTGACGATATGGCGCACTACATTATGGCGTTCAATTACGGCATGACGAAACTCCTGCCCGAACCTGAACCCAAGGATGACAATGACGATTCTTCCGAAGAGCCTAAAAAAAAACGGACGAGGAAGAAACGGGAATAAGTGAAGAGGGAATATTTTTGAAATATTACCTCTTAGGAAAGAAGGTATTGAATATGTCTGACACAGAGTATATGAATTCGACAATCAGAGCTGTAGCCCTGAGATGTGAAGACATATTGAATGCCGATTCCGAACCGGCGGAGGAAGCTCTAAGCT